ACGGTATTTTAATCAAGGGGGAATAATTTTTTATGAAATACGGAAAACTCACTGCCGAACGCCGCCGTGTGTACACGCTTGAAATTACTGATATTGACCATGAAATGGTACGCCAAACTGAAAGAGGCACGTATATTTATAGCGACTTTGCCGGCCGTAAAGCGCTAATGGAAAATCAATTTTTTCAGTGGGACTGCGCCGCATTTGATTTTCCGTATCAAGTCCGTCTGTATGAGTCCGATACCCCCGACACGTTCGATATAGTGGCTTTTTGGAGAAAAGAATCTTAAAGCCGAAACGTTCCTTTTTTAGGGACGTCGCAGTGAGATGAGCGCCGCTGCCCGATGATGGTAATGCTCTAGATTAAAAGAGGGTTGCGCCGCCCGAATAGGCGCAGAAAGGAAAAAAGCTATGAAAAACATCACTAGAACCATTCGCGTGCTGACCGTGGAATATCCTGTCAAGACCGAAAATGGCTTTGAAACGTGCAAGGATAGCGTTATCGACATGGGCGCTGCCGCTATCCGCGCAGAATTGAAGAAGCGCTCCGGGATGTATAATGCTAAGTTCCTCGGCGAGTATGACGTTATCAGCGCTGAGGAACGCACTTTCTCCATGAGCGTTCAGATGTTCGTCGAATATGCCGACGCCATCGACTGACAAAAAACCATAGCTGCGCTAACGGCTATACGGGCAGAAAGGTAAAAAGAACATGAATAATATCGTTATCAAAGGCCGCCTTACTGCCGACCCCGAAATTCGCAAGACTTCGAACGATGTTGCCGTCGCAAACTTTACCGTTGCTGTAGATCGTACGTTCAACCGGGATGAAACCGACTTTTTCCGCTGCACTGCGTGGCGTTCTACGGCGGAATTTGTCCAGCACTACTTTGAAAAGGGTCAGGAGATTCTTCTGAATGGCGAGATGCAGTGCAACGTTTGGGAAGATGAAGACGGCGAAAAGCACTCGTCGTGGACGGTTCAGGTCATGAATGTTGAATTCTGCGGTAGCAAGTCCGAAACTGCGGGCACGCCCAAAAAGAAAACGTACAAGAAGTAATCAAACTAGCGGGCGCGTGTAAACTACATTCGCCCGCTTTCTTTTAAGATTGGAGTGAATAATCATGAAAACGTTCCTTGGCTACGTGTTTTGCGCCGCTATTGGCGCATCCCTTGCAGCTATCTGCATTTTCGTGCCGCTGCTGATTGGCTGGTGATACGCTTGTCAGCAAAATGTGAATTCGCGGAAACGTGTTTCGAATGCCCGTTTCCCGACGTTCCGTCTTGGTGCAATTCAATTTTCGACTCGAGCGAGTATTCAGACGGAATCGAGATTTTCAGGCGGCAATACACTATACAGCCGTTTCCGCGCGTTAAGCTCGACGAGCACGTAGAAATTTGTGTGGTTCATTCTTCTGCCGACGGCATCATGAGATTGTCGATCTTTTGCGACAAGTTTCTAATGGCGTGGCTGGACATTGGCAGACGGTCTCCGTATAGTAACGCGAATGTGCTATTTTCTGTCGGTCTTGAAGTATCGCTAACAAGAAAGCAAGCTTACGTTCTTATTCAAGACTGCTATAAATATTGCTTTGGCGTTGGTAATCTCATGGCGCGCGCAATAGATTGTACGAGCGGAAAAGTAATTGCTAGAAAAGCCAAAGGCGAAATCAGCAAGAATGAATTCTATGCGATTTGCGATAGGGTTAAATTAAAGAAAGGATTTACTTTAGTATGATTTTAGACATTAACGAGGAAAACCTTAATCTGTTGGCTGAAACTGGTTGCCCTAGAAACTTGTGGGGAGTCAACAATGACTTTGATTGTATGGTTTCAGATGATGACAGTTATTACGGCCGCTATAATGGCTCGGTAATCGCCACCTGCCGCGCTTGTTGGTTGAAGTGGCTCTCAGCAGAAAGCAAGGAGGTTTAATTTGTATGCCCCACAAATTAAGAAATTGCCAGCTAAATTACAGAGCTAAATATGAGTGCCCACCAGATTTTTCATACGGCGACTATTGCCAAATACCAGACGATGTACATTATAACGATTCATTCATACCCATTTGCAGAGCTTGTTGGGCGAAATACGACCCGGAAAGTGAGGTTAACGTTGAAGAATAATTCTTATGTCTTTATTCCTGCCGATAAACTTGTGGAACTTATTAAAACAACTTGTCCGCCGTGTGCACGTACTATGCTGCGTGACTGTTTGACCGATAAAGAATGTGCAAATTGTTGGTACAACTGGCTCAAGGACGGTGAATAATCATGCCGCGCAAAAGAAAGCCATTAACAGAATGGCAGATACAATCCAAAAACTTCAAAGCCAGAATACGATACAGCGAGAAAAAAGGTTATAGTATTTCGGAATACGCCCGGTACGTGGCAGAGCACATTAAAGAATACACAGCCGAAGAGCTAAAGGGATTTACCCATGAGGTAATCCGCGATGTTGATAGTGTTTCTGAGGCACAGCTAATTGTAGACAATTACCGGAAATTTCTTCAAGAGTTTATTACGCCCGGCAAACAATATGAATCGCAAGGTGCTTATTTGCTGCTCGCGTGGTTCAATTCGCTACTAGACACACGAAGCGTCAGGCAAGTTGCTGAAATGGTAAAGCGCGGCCTTGAAGAAAACGGCCTACCTGACTATTCGGCAAAATATAGAGAAAAGGACGCCCTTGTTTATATTGGCAAAATGCAAGCGTGGTTGCCGGAAGATATGCGCCTAACGGATGAGCAAGTTTATCGTTACGCAAACGACTATGATAGCGTTGACTGGGGAGATATTTACGACTATGACTACTAAAAAGAAAAAGCAGCAGCTTGAACCACGCGTGTTTACACAGCGCTATGCGTGTGACTTTGAAACAAGCGTCTTTGAGGGTCAGGCATATACCGAAGTTTGGTCTGCTGCATATGTTGAGATCGGCGGTAAGTCAGAGCAAGTTACGGTATGCAAGTCGATCGGGGAGTTCTTCGAGGATATGTTTTCTCACGATTTTCGCCGCCAAATACTTTATTTTCACAACCTGAAATTCGACGGCGCATTCATACTCGACTACTTCATTTCTCAGCTTGGCTGGAAACAGGCATATACCCACACCGGCGAAAGCCAATTTGAGGGCACAGTCTGGGTAAAAGACAGCGATATGCCGCCAAAAAGCATTAAATATATGATTGCGGATAAGCAAGGCGTGTGGTACAGTATTGTGATTAAAGATGCGAAAGGCAAGGTTCTCGAAATCCGTGATAGCCTAAAGCTGCTCCCTCTGCCGCTTAAAGCTCTCGGCAAATCTTTTAACACAAAGCACCAGAAGCTTGAAATGGAATACAAGGGCGAACGCCATGCCGGTGGATTCATTAGCCCAGACGAATATAACTATATTGCGAATGACGTGCTTGTCTTGAAAGAATGCCTTGAAGTCACATTCGCAGAGGGGCACACTCGACTAACGATCGGTTCTTGCTGTTTCGACGAATGGAAAAAAACTATTGGCGGGGATAGAAGCTATAAAGACCAGTACCCAAATTTGTGGCAGGAAAAGATTGACGAAGAGGCGTTTGGTTCTCCGTGTGCCGGTCGGTACATCCAGCGCGCTTATAAAGGCGGCTGGTGCTATGTAAATCCGAAGTATGCAGGGAAAGCGCAGCCCAAAGGCTGCACATTCGACGTGAACTCTTTGTACCCGTATGTTATGCACAGTATGTCCGGAAATGAGTACCCCGAAGGCTATCCTACTTTTTGGCACGGTAATTATATTCCTAAATGCTGTATAATTGGGCGTAATAAGGATAGCAGCGGAAGATGGAAACCAAATTACTATTTCATCCGCTTCAACTGTAGGTTCAAACTGCGCAACGGTTATTTGCCTACGGTGCAAATTAAAGGGAATCCCTTGTACAAGGGCACAGAATGGCTTAGCACATCGGATGTCTATAGTTCTCGCACGAAAAGATATTATGATACTATCATTGATTTCGATGGCAAGAAAGTAAAACCATTTGTTACCCTTACCATGACTTGTACCGACTATGAATTATTCCGTGAACACTATGATGTATTTGATTTAGAAGTTCTTGACGGCTGTTATTTTCAGCCGTGGCATGGTATGTTTGACCAATACCTGAACAAGTACCGCGAAATCAAAGAAAACAGCACAGGCGGTATTCGCTATCTTGCTAAGCTATTCTCCAACAATTTATACGGAAAGACCGCTGCGTCGCCTGACAGCAGCTTTAAGGTGGCATATGTAAAAGAAGATTCGTCTATTGGCTTTTACCCTAACTTCGCTCAGGACAAGACCCCCGGCTACATTGCGATCGGCGCTGCTATTACCAGTTACGCCCGCTGTTATACCATCCGCGCCGCGCAAGCTAACTATGAACACTTTTGTTACGCCGACACTGACAGCATCCACCTGAATTGCAGTCCAGAAGAAGTGAAAGGAATTACAGAGCACCCGCGCACATATGGCTGCTGGAAATGTGAGAGCGAATGGGACTATGGGCTGTTCCAGCGACAGAAAACCTATGTTGAGCACGTGGTGAAAGAGAATCATGAGGATGTTAAGCCACACTATGATTTGAAATGTGCTGGTATGCCTAAGCGTAGCAAGAAACTGTTCTTGCAGTCGTGTGGCGAAGATGAGGGCATTGCACCAGAGAATGATATGGAACGCGAATTCTTGTCCGATCATAGAAGCATTGAGGATTTCAAGGTCGGTCTTTGCGTTCCGGGCAAGCTGCGCCCTAAGAGAATTCCGGGCGGGATTGTGCTTGTTGATACAACATTCCAATTTAAGGAGGGATAATCATGAGAATAACAATGCCAGATGTGAAATCCCCGATTTGTCAATGTGGAGAAAAGGCCGAAGTTTATCTTTATCCGTATGACCTTAGAATTAAGTGTATTTATTGCGGTAAGAAAGTAAGTGTGCATTATACTAGCGGTTTTTACCGATTTATCATTAGTGATTTATCTGACCTTGTAGCTCTAATAGGCGGAGATACAGACGAATAAAAATTACACCCCCTACCATACGATAGGGGGCATAACTATATCTAAAACACTGCTTGCTGCTGCGCGGTCGCTAATACCGATAACCTACGCCGAGCTGGTTTCACCCAGTAGCCTCTCGCCGTGGCACAGCAGGGACGCGGTGCAGATACCTTAACAGGAGATAGTTTTCACAAGGGCTTCTTTACTTTCAAGATTTTTGAACCTGAATCTGCCCATTTCAAACTGGTGTCTAAGCAGCGCAATGAGGCTATCATAACCACCGCCGAGAATATAGTCAACGTCGTGGTCATCTGTGTTGACTGTTATTTTCATGGGATGCGTGTGGTCAACAGACGGGGAGCAGTAAAGCATACTGCCGAACTTGTTTGCTTCCGGGTATTCCCTCACGCCATATTCATTACCATGATATTTAATTGTGCACAGGTACACATTCTTGCCGGTCATTTCTTCGACAAACGCCTGATTGTCGCTCAGGTATTTGCCACTATCGGAGAACCCGATGTATGCGGTCTTGCTGAACGCTTTAGAAAAGCCGCTTTCTGCCTGTGCTTTCGCAGCGCTTTCATTGTAGCCCTGCTCCAGCACGAATCCATGCCCGCGCATGAACTTCACTTTGTCATTCAGTCTGCTGCTGATTCCCATGGCAGAGTAGTATGGATTTAGCACCGTGACAGGGTTACTAATCATAATCACAGGCACATATCTGCTCTGCTCGCCGCCGCCTCTTGCAATGGACTTGTGGATTGAAATGAACTTATTCATTTCATTAGGGCAGTACACTCCGGTTTCACTTTGGAACTCGTCGAACAGCAGGACAGTCGTGTCATTGAGATAATGTGAATATTTTTTGACTTGTTCGGCGGAGTTGAGCGCCACGGCATAACCGCAACACTCAGCTTCGCCGCTGTCTTTTGCAAGCATCAGATGCACAAAGGCTTTGCTTTCAGACATTTGCTGTGTAAGCGTATAACCCGGAAAGAACAACGTACCAATTTCCTTGAAGAATTTGTCCGCGCAATCCTGCAATTCATATTTGTACCGATAAATCAGGCAGAACTTTCCCTTGCCTCTGAGATACCGGCGCACGACATAGCGGTTGAACCATGTAGTTTTACCTGCGCTTCTGTTGCTAGTGCAGATATAAATTTCAGGGCGGTTGCCGTCAATGTCATTCAGGCTTAGCAGCTTTGTGCCATCGTAATACTTGCTTTCCATTTCTTATCCTTTCATATCGACGTATCGCTTCATGATAATGACCGCGCGCAGAAGCGTTTCATTAAGGTCAATATTTCCCGTGCCGTCGCCCGCGATTGCGTCGCAATCAATCAGGGCTTTGATATCCTTGTATGCCCACTTCGGCACATCGTTCAGTGTCTTGTATACCATTTCAGTTTCCTCACTTTCTGGTGTAGTTTCAGGCTCAGTTTTTTCGTCTGCCAGCAGGGAGTAATTCGGGACGCCGTACCCGCGAACATACCGGGAGTTAACAAGCAAATTCCGTCTGCCAACAGTGTCGCCCTTGTTGCCTTCAATAACCGTGATGTTGTAGCCATTGCAGGTTTCCACAATGCCGACATGGTCAGGAATTCCAGTGCAGTCGCCGTGCCCGCTGTCATCCCAGTCGTAGAAAATGATGTCGCCCGGCTTCGGCACATAGTCATCACGTTCTTCCCAGCAGTTGGCGAACATGTACTTACTAATCATTTCAGGGCACGAACACTCCGGGAATACAATGCGGGAAAATCCCGCAATGTACCCTATGGCGCTCACGAACGTGGCGCACCAAGCGTCGCTGTACTGTACCTTGTATCCTCTAGGCAGAGGGCGGTTCTTGTTGTAAATGTCGATGATTTCCTGCTTCTGCCCGTTGTATGTGTTTGCGCCCATATAGGCGCGGGCGGTTGCAACAAGAAGTTCTCGAAGATTGGTTTCGGTCATTTGTAATTCCTAGCCTTTCGTGATTACTTTGCGGTGACTGAGTATTCCGCGGCGCTTGCAGAGACGGTAACTGTGTGGATATTAAAGCTAGCGCCAGCCAGATTTACAAATGTCAGCTCATAGGAAGAAGCGCCGGACTTATTGCAGGCTACCATTCTCAACTGCTCAGTCCCAAGCCTGAGCCAAACATTACTGCCGCCGTTGGTAATTTCATTGTCGATATCAGTGTAGTTAAAAGTTTTAACTTCTTCGACATCAACGTCAATCCATACTTTCTTTTTGGCTTTCCCAATGACATATTCAACTGTTGCGGCAGCATTTGTGTCCGTGTCGGTCGGCGTTTTCACACCGGTCAGAAGTGTGGGCTTGTTCTCGTTTGCGTCAGAGAAATCAAGCGTAAAGTCACCACCAGTTACCATAGCCGCCAGAGAAACGCCAATTCCATCGGCTTCATTTGGCGGGGTAATAATCATAAAGTTCTTGATATTCGGAGAAACACTACCAAGCGCGCCAATGTTCTTTCGTGCCTGGAACTGCTGCTGGGCGGTCAACGTCTGCTCAGTATACAGAACAGCGCCATCGCTCTTGTTGTCATCGACGTACTTTTTGGTGGCGATTTGCATATCCTCTGCGGGGGCAGAGGCCATAGAAATTTGCGGAAGCAAGCCGTCAAGGTCGACTTTAAGCAAGAATCCCGCACTATAGTAAGCAGTTCCACTGCTTGCTACAGTTACTGAAGCGAGTAGGCTACCGTTACTTGCTGTTCCCACGTTTGAAAAAACCATGGTGTCGCCGTTTACGCTAATGCTAAGCAGTCGCAAACGGACATATGTGGCATCGTATGGCATGATTACAACGGGGGTTTTACCGGCATTAACGGCTTCACTAATTTCCGCCCACGTTTTATCCAGCGTTGCGGTTAAGTCCAACTTAGGGGTTGCGTTAATCACGAAATCCGCGCCCGTGGCATCCACATATTCGATTCCGCTTCCGTCTTGTTTCATTTTCAGATATTTTCCGTTATTAGCGCTGGTTGCCGTGGCTAGAAAACCTGCCACGTTGTACGTGCCTTTAGTCTGCCCGCCAACGGTGGAGATAATAAGTCTGCCGTACGACATATCTGTTCTTCTAACGACATTAAGGAAAAACGCTTTAAAGGCTGTATTAGAAAATGAAAAGTCAAGGACTTGAAAGTAAGCCCCAATGTCTGCGGGGGCAATAAACACCGGAGTTCCGTTTTCTTTAGCCTCATAAATTTCTTCGACCGTATATGTTTTATTACCATCAGTCAACGTATAAATTCTTTCGTCAATATTCGTGACATCAATAGTAATGTACAGCGGCTTGCTGGTCGGGTCTTTAAGCTCCCACGTCGTCCCGTTGACAGTCGGGACTTTGCCGTTGTCGGTACTATCACCAGCGGGGACAGGCAGAGCGCACCATTTATAGAGGGCATACGTAGATGTGCTGTTGGCCGTTTTCGTTACCCAAATAGCATCAGCGATAGTAGGAAATCCAAGAAAAACGTCATTTGCGGCGTGTACAAACGCGAAGTTAATATTACCAAACGTTTTATCACCGGAAAGCTGGGCCTCGATGGATTTTGCCACCAATTCGGCTTTAGTAGAATCCTTGTACAAACGCGCAACAACATCTGCGCCTGAACTAATCAGGTCAAAAATGGCGTCAAAGGTTTGGTTCGTACCAAGGCTGACAGTCCACGCCTTGAGGTCTTTGCTATATTCTTCGACAGAACCTGTCGGCCAGAAATCAACATACGTCACTGCGCCAGAAAGCGGCAGCGTAAATTCTTTCACCCCATACTTCCACACTGTCGTGCCTACATCAGCAGAAAGCTCGATGACCCGCACAAGCATTTTATCAGAAGCCGTAGCGTAATTGGACGTAACGAACGTAAACGTCATATGGTTTCCGCCATAGATATCGAACGTGCCGTTCCAATATTCCGCGCCGTCGACACTGTCAATCAGTCGCGTCGGAAGATTCTGATAGAGCTTGCCGCTGGTGTCTGAATGATACTGTGCATACACGGCATTCGGGGTCGATTCATCGTTCGTGGTGATGACATTGTGTGCTCCACGGGTAAACTGGAAGCCCTCATAGCGGTTGAAGTCGAAGATTTTAGAATCAATGGTTTCGTGAATCCAAGTGCCAGTTTTTGCGTCGCCGATGATGTAATCAAGCGTTTTGTTAAGCTGATTGACCCCATTTGAAGTGAATGTGCCATAATCTCGTTCAAACGCAATTCGTACAATGCGGTTAGTCGTGTCAACTGTAGCGATGGAACTCGAACGTGCAAGGCCGTCATAGGCCAGCTTAGCGTTAACGGCCACGCACAAATTCTTTCCGGCACGCGTCATGTTATAAAGCTGCAAGAACTCAGACGGCGTAATGCTGCATTTGACAGAACCGGAATCAGAAACAACTGCGGTGACGTTTACAACGCCCTCTGCCGAAGTGTACGGTGTGCTGATTTCGATAATCTGCAAGCCCCACGGAACACTAAGAGACGATTGAGAAATGGGCGGGATAGTAAGCTTTGCGACTTTCTGCTTGATAGCATAGTCATTTGCGCTATCATATTTCGTCTCAATTGGCACGATAAGGTTGAAGTCGTTTGAAGCCTCGCTGCCCCAATTGCCAGCGTTATAAGAGCAAGACACCGCATAAACCTGACCACGCCCGGCTTCATTCGTAGAGAACAGTGTGCAAATTGCGTCGCCATTCTTTACCCAATTGTACAGTTCCCCCCTCGTCGGCATAGCGCCAGACGGGTTTGCGCCATCAAAAACAAGGAAATGAATTTTGTCATTAAGCGCTTCAATCTGTTTAATTCTCGCATCCAGTGCTGCATCTCCGGCCTGTCTGTCTGCAATTTCGGCGGTCAGCCCCTCATTGAGTTTGTTAACCGTTTCACCTGTGTTATTAAGCTGACCAACTACTTTGCAAAGCGTTTCGTAGTAGCTCATGCTTTCATCATACACAAGCGGGAGAATGGGCTGACAGTAAAAGCTCATGGTGTTCAACATACTAATTGTGTCCATAACTTCACTCCTTTACCATACGTTCATAAATTCGGTTGAAAGTTCGTTAATCATTCTGCGCTCAATATTGATAAGCGTGTTGGCAACGTCTTTCATAAGCTCAATTCTTGCCTTGCCGCCAGCCTTACCCTTAACTGTCTCCGCGGTGTTAGCTTTGCGGTCAGATGTTTCATTGTGCGATTCTGTGTTGTCGTTCGTCTGGTCAACCAACGCACGGCGGGCATAGGAGAGATATGCCATACCAGCCGCGTCCTCGGCGGGTTTCACAGACACAAGGCCATTCTGCGGCGTGTCGCTGTCAAGGTTGTAGTTGTCAGCACTAACCGTGTTCTTATTCGTGCTGCCGCCAAGCGCCTTGTCGTTGTAAGCGCCGGTGAACGTGCGAACAAGGTTAGTGTCACCGTACAACACTTCAATGTCCTCAGTCGTAAAATCACGAATGCTGTTGAACGTTGACTTCACAAGCTGCGTGTAGTACGGCGCAATTTCTGCAAGCTGCTCGTTCATGTGGAACACCCAAAGCGCTGCCGTTTCCCAGCCAATTTCGCGCGTGTAGTAGTGAGCAAGGATGCGTCTACAAATATAGTACGTCGTAGGCTCGTCTACAAATTCCCACGGGATGACGCTGCGTTTGAATGGGGAGTTCTCTCTGCCTGTACTGCCAATGGGGAAGATTTGGGGGGCAGCTGCACCAATGATTTCGGCAATGGGTCTGGTCTTGTCATCAACCAGTGATTCGCAAATGAATCTTACCTGTGTAGTGTACAAGCTCATTCTTTCGGTTCACCCCCGTTATCCTCGGGATTAGGGTCAAGCCAGTCATTAACAGTGTTGCCCTCGTCGTCGGAAATACCAGACGTATAAAGGGAGTTAACAGAGACTTGAATATTCAGGCCGAACATTTTGTTGATTTGCTCGGCAGCTTGCTGCCGGGCTTCCAACTTTGACATACGACAAGCAGACGTACCGGCGGTCGCCTGTTGGATTTCGTCAGTGACAAGGCGCTCACGCTTGGAAATCGTAAGGTTCGGGACGCCCTGCATTGCCAGAGCTTCGTTCCAGATTTCTCGCTTGAGGTCTTGCAACTCAGCAGCCGTGTATGGAACACCGGGATTCAGTACCTGAATGTTATTCAGGTTCAGGTCTTTGTCACCAAAGATAATCGGGACATTACCGTCATACTGCATCATAAGATTCTTAAACGTCAAACGCTGCGATTCGGGGCACGTTACGATAACGGGAGTTTTCTGCGCCGCCGCGTTAACGTCAACATCGCGGTCAATGTTCTCAAGCCGATGCGCATACACCCAAGCTTCATAAGCGGACGGAAGCCTCAGGCGGTTATTCCAGATAAGAACAGAGTTGGTGTTATCCAACTTCCACTGGTTCTTGCCAACGCTTGAAGCATATGCCACGCGGTTGATGGGCGTGTTGTACACGTCAAACGGGCCATTCGCCATTACGCGCAATGCAAGGTAGCCATGCTTTTCGTAATCTTCTTTGCCCTCAAGACGCGCCGCTTCTGAAAGCACATCGTCCTTGAAGAACACGGCACAGCCGGTCGAGAACAGGCACAACTCCAAGAAGCGCGGGTCAACACTCGGCGGGAGATTTTCCCACGTGAACAGAGACGTTGAAATCTCTGTTAGCTTGTTGAAGTAAAACTGATACCGCGTTGTGTTGTCGTATGCCGTTTCCCAAAACTGCCGCGAGTGAGAGCCTTTAGGGTTTCGGTATGGTTTGCTCAAATTATTATCACCTACTTACAGTGAGTTATCAAGCGAGTAGTTTCCTACGCGCGTAAAGGGGTTGCCAGCAGACAGGTCGATGCAGCGCCAGAAAGTAATGCCCCGGTCGTAAATTTGAACAAGGGCTGCGGTAACGTCCGCAGGAGCGCTACCAGTGAGAGTGCAGCCACAAGTCTTGACATAATTCCATGCCTTGCGCCCGTTGCGGTTAGGAACTTTCACACGGTTCGTCTTGTAGCCGAACATGGAGAAGAAATCGTCGATAATGCGGGCGAACTGGCCTTGAATGCGATAGGGCATATAGTGGAAGCCTTGATATCCCATGGCACAAAACACACTAGAGGATTGCTGACCGCGGGCGTGATTTGGCTGAGTAGAGGCTGTCTTTACCTGCGCGACAAGGTTAATGGTTTTATTAAGAACATCACCTTGCGCGTTATAGGAGACATTCTGCATATTCTGATATGCGTTCGCGTATTGCCCGACGGCCTGAATAGTTTGTGCCGACCCAGCACCGGTCATTGCCGCGCTCATGCCAGCAACTTCGCCAGCCATACCAACACCGGTTGCGGCCAAAGCTACTTGCTTTACGGTGTCAATTGCTGTAGTTGCTACACCAGCAGCAATTGCATATTTGTTCTGAGCAATCCATGCCTTAAACGTATCAACATTCCAAGCACACTGTGGGAAGCCGCCCATAAGAAGAGATTCCTGAAAGTTTGTCGGAAGCCCTTTATAGTTAATGGGGATAGACGCACACTCAAGGTTGCCGTTTACTGCGCCAACGATATTAAATGTTGGCTTTCGGTCTGTAAAATATTCATAGGCATAATTTGCTGCATTACCTTGAAGATTGTCGACATAAACGCCACAAAAAGGAGCGGTGTAAAGCTTATTATTTTTAGGCTTATAGCCATCAAATGTGCCAGTAAACGCAGGAATAGAATCGACAGTATCAGGAACAAGGCCGGTGGCTAAATCGCCGGTAATTGACCAGTTCATGAAAAACTTCGGGTACATCGTAATGCTAACAATGCCGTCTGCTTTGTTGGCTTTCGTGGCGGCCTCAATAATTGCATTTGCTTGCTGAACACAGGCTTTAGGGTTGGCAAGGTCATACTTACAAAGATTCTTCGTCAGCCCCGTATAAATACCACTATCAACGCCGCCTACACCACCAGTTGTAGCATCTTCGATAACCCACTGGTTATCTTTATACGTAGCTTTCCATGTAGCAAGAATGCAAATTACATAATTGGTTTTCAAAAAAATGTTCGGGAAGTAATCATTGTCATACACGTATTCCCCAAGCTCGAAAGATTCGGGGTTAAGGTTATCCCCAATAGCGTCTGTCATTGCGTGTTCACGCTCGACAAAGCACTGCCCAACGTTAACGTCAAAGAGGTACGTCTGCATGGGGTCAATGGAATAATAGATGCGCGAAGTAGTGTTGCTGATATACTCGACCTGCGTAATGAACGCATAGAACCATTTTGTGCCGTAAGCAGTGTTACGGAACATCATATAGTTACAATCGAACAGTTCATCAGCGGTTTTGTCCAACGTGATATACGGCCTAGGATAACGCTGATATGATACTTTATCGAAATAGAACGCAAGCGCATATGTCGTGAATGCTGTCGCTTGCTGTTCGGGGCTGTCAAACCAAATGGTGTGGTCGAATGACGGTTCAAGAGGAACATTCTTTAGAATATACACATCTGAATTCGGAACAATCATCGACATGAAACCACCTGCCTTTAAGAAATTTCCCTCCTACCCACCCGACCACTATTTTAACGCCGTGGCCATTCGTCTGTAAATGGATTACTTAACTGTGACAGTGCACGTGGCTTTCTTCGTGTCGTCGAAAGCAGAAGTTGCAGTAATCGTCGCGGTAGTAGACGTTGCGTCTGCATCGACCGTGACTACACCAGCCGCCGAAACCTTAACATCCGCTGCGTTGCTCGTCCACACAACCGTCTGCGGAGCGAAGTATTCAGTCACGACCGCACAGGAGAGAGACACGCTGCCGCCCTTAGGAACGGACGCAGTAGTCGGAGACACAGTAACGGAAGTGACCGACGGAGTGCCCGGAACGAACAGAACAGAGTTTGCAAACGGGGACACCGAGAACGTTTTCCACACATGGTAGAAGTAGTTCCAGTAAAGACCCTGACCGTTATACTGCTCAGTGAACTGCGTCAGCATATCGAATACCATGAACCAATCCTTGTCAACGATGACTGCCGGAATTGCATTCAGCGCAGTAAGCTCGTCCTGAGACGGCTCATTGTACGTCGGGTCTCCGGCGAAGATTTCGCCGAGACGGGCAATGTCGAGGTCGCCGAAACCATCAATCAGAACACGATGACCAAGGAACTCAGCCTTATCCATATTGAACGCAGAAGCAAGGACATTCACGTCCATGGTAGCGTCGAACACAGAGTTAACAATCATGTACTGGTCGGTCTTGTCAGTGAACGTGCGAACGGCTGCGGGGTTGTACTCGCTGTTCATAAACGTCAGCTTATTAGACACACCCTTAACGGTGGTGACAATCGCTTTCGCATTCTCAGCATTCACGGTCGGGACAGTGACAGGGTACACACGACCATCAAGGATATGACGGGCAAGCAGGTACTTCATGACGAGAAACTCATCGTAGTTCGCACCCGTGTACATGGAATCGACGATTCGGGCAATCAGGTCGGTCACGCCATCCCACGACAGGAACGCCTGTTTAAGCTGCTCCTGCGTGACGGTTGCCTTATAGAACTTCTGGTAGTTCATGATGTGGAAAGCTGCACGAACATCAGGCACGACGCGCTTGAAAACTTCCTGCTCGGCAATCTCGGGATTGAACTCCTGAACCTTTGCGATGTTGACGAAGATTTCCTCAATAGATTCGCCGTACTCAAGAACGCCTTTCTTGAAGAAAGCGATAGGGTTAGAGTACATCTTCGACGTGAGCATTACACGACCGATGCGGTTAACCAGAGCATTCAGGAACTCATTCTGGAGAGCCGGGTAATCCATGATAATCGCGCCAATCGTGCGAACGGATTCAACGTCATTAGCGTCTGCTTTGGGGACGTAATTACGATAATCGACCGACGCATTATTGCGGATAACATTCAGAATATCCGCAGCGGACGTGGTCAGCGTCCTAATCTTAGGCTTAACAGGCATAAGCATTTACTCCTTTCACGAAAACAGGTCATCATACTTTTCCGGGGATTCCTCATCGGGTTCATCTTCCGGAAGTTTAGGGTCTGCGGGAGAATTAGGAGCAAGGAAACGGTCTTTGTATTCCTTGACCACATTCTCATACTTTTCTTTGTATTCGTCACGCTCCTGCTGCAACTGCGGGTTGGACATTTCGTCATACATACCCATAAGGTCAGAAACGTCCTTGAGCGTGGCTTCGTCATCGGCAATAGCATACTTGCCGATAATAGCCTGAAACTGTTCACGAGTTAGCACATCAAAATTCCTCCTTTAATAGAATCTTGCTTGTGGATTTATCATCATCCATAGCGGCATTGGCTTTCTCTTCTTGGGCGACGGTGGCGGGGCTGGAAGATTTGTAAGGTAGATGTACCATTTGTCGGCGTAGGTCATGCGCAATGCACGAGTCTGCTCCCAAGCCGAAAGATTGGGACGCTCATACTGGACAAGCCAAATGTCCGCCAAAGTGGCGGGAGATTCGGTAGAATGAATGTATGTTTGCCACGTATTTGTATAAGATGGAAAGTAAGGATTTTGGCCGAATTGAAGATTGTTGTCATACTCATACTTAATCCGACTCAATTCCAAATCGCCGCAACGCAACGGGTCATCCCAACCGTCCCCCGCCCAGTCACTAAACTTTGTCCGTGGCGTCCATTGCACAAGGCCGTAACCAGCATTAGGATTACCAAGCTCGAACGAAGCTTCTGTCTGCCCGGGATTCAAATTCGATTCAACTTGCATATTGCCGAGCATGCCAGCAACAGCATTTATTGACCAACCTAGAGCGCCAAAATAATTCCAGATGATGCGCGCATTATTTTTCATAGCATCCTCTGTCATTTTTCCAAGCTCGTTAGTATAATAAGCTACCCACTCTAGCCCCTCAGAGGCCATGCTTGCGTAATCAGGGAGACAGTAACCACGAATAGACTTCTGGTCTATCGTGCGTTCCATCAGCTTAACAGAGTCTCCGTTGTTGCCCTCGATTACTGTAAACGTGTTTCCGTTTACAACGCCAACTATACCGCAGTGGTCTGGCTGCCCCTGATTGTCGCCAGAACCAGAGTCATCCCAATCGTATTGAATAATGTCCCCCATCTGAGGGACATAAGCGTCATTTTCTTCCCATCGGTTAATGTTCTGGTATAGCGTTACCATGTAAGGACAATAGGCCGTCGGAAAAATGATATCCGTCAAGCCTAAAGCAATACCGACATACGAAACGAACACAGCACACCAAGGTGAAGCGTATGTTACAGTCGGGCCTCCTACATCTGTTTGGTAGCTATTATACGCGTCAATTATTTTCTTATAACTGTCGTCGTATTCATTAAGGCCGATGCACGATTGAGCGAATGCGTAAACTGACGTTCTTAGTTCTTGCTCAGTCATTTAATCGTGAGCGTGTTGATAAGAGACTGCATAACGGAAGTGTTGTTGTTAATGGCAGTAGAAAGCTCAGAAATCTCTGCCTTATATTCCTTCGTCAAATTAGCAATCTCTTCCTTATGGTATTCCGCAGATTTGTTGACATAGAAAAACATGATAAGGCAACAAGCAATAGGAAAACCCACATTGGAAATAAGCTGAACGACTTCGTCCATGCAATTCACCCCTTTCTATAATATCATGTTACCACAGTTCCGGGCTTGTGTCAAATGGAAAGTTTTGGAGATGAGAGCGAACTGGTTATTGCTGGAAGCAAGGGGGTACTTGTAGGGG